GTGCGTATGCGCAGGCGATTAACGCTGCCTCGTTTCGCGAAGGCAAAAATGTTTTGGGAACAGGCGGCAGTTACATCGCTCCAATCACGCGGGAAGAGGTTGAAAACCAAAAGAAGGCGTTCGAGGAAGCCCTGAGCGCCTTCTTCGATGAGGTTGAAGCCTTACGGCAACTTACTTCTGTTCATCACGGCGAGCCGCAAACCGGCGGCATTTCTCATAGAGATCAGCCAGCAACTCGAGATCGTGATTCAGCGGGTTCATGACTTCATAGTCGCCCTCATCAAAGTAGTCGAGCTCCTCACCTGCTTTGGTTGTGGGGATGCGATCCAACTTGATCGCACCGGACATGAGCAGGCCAAAGAACAAAACTTCAGCCTTTGAGAGTTTTGGAAGGTTCTCCCCCGGATAAAAACCTTGAGGGTTCAGATCATCGAACATGGATTTCTCCTTCGGTGAGTTGATACGGAATGTCGAATGGGAGTCCGACGTTCATATCTTCGCACCGAAGGAGACCTCATATTCAAGCCTCTTCTCGGAGCGAGAGAGTGATTTAAGGCTTCTCCGGGAGGAGACTTGAATCTGAATGGAGAACACCATGATTCAACACGACAGCGATTGTGCAGTCCACAACGACCCCGCGCTTCCGCCGGGGCCGTGCGACTGCGGCGCTCAGGCTAAATATGAGCGCCGATGGCTTGCATACCTTTATCAGAGGGGTTGTACCCATCTCACACGCCGGAGAATCGCTTTTGGCACGTGGCTAGGCCGACGATTTTGCCAAGCGAGAACAGATGCCACCCGGGCACTGTGCCTGACCTGCTACCGCCTGCTGTTTGGTAAGCGCGCAGCGCGGAACGCCCTGCGGTGGTGGTGCCGAGCAAGAAAGGCTCAACGACGTGCAGGAATCCATCGTATGTGAATGTCACCACCCGGCGCTCCTCAATCGCTTGAGCAAGCACGTCATAAACACTCATGTTTTCTCCTCTGAGGTAGTTGAACAAAGTCGCACTGTGAGAGCCGCGACAAGTTCAGCTTACCCCAGAGGGAGATTCCAACTTCAGCCTGTTCGCAAGAGTGGTCTGAGGTTGACTTTTCGTATAATGGATTGAAGAGACACACGGGGACACGACGTGACACTTACTGACAATCAAAAACGCGCTCTAGTGAAAAGGATCGCCGACATCTATGAGAAAGTAGGTGTTGCAGGTCTGGCCTTAGGGCTTTTCCAGTACAACTTCCAAGGGGCGTTGATTGGACTGGGGTTCTTGGCGGTCAGCCTCTTACTCACATACCTTTTGGAGCGATGAACATGGACTTATGGACGCTAGTAGCCATCTTTGGCGTAATCGGTGCGGCATTCGCCCTGTACCTACTTCGCGGTCTTCCCCCAAAGCATCGTCACTAACCGCTGACGCGAACAATCAGGCCCTCGTACCGAAAGGTGCGGGGGCTTTTTCATGCTCTCCTCTGAGAGCCCAGCTTCAAGCCGCTTCCTCGGCATTTATTCCAAGAATGCTGCGCCCCCATGCAAGGCACGTCTCCGGGAGACGGCTTGAACCTGACCTACCACTTTTCACGCCCTCAGCGTTTCGCGCGCTGGGGGCTTTTCTTTGAGCACGACATGAGCACCTACAAAACCCTCGTGGACTTCCGGCTGTTCAACCACGCCGACATGTGGGAGGCCTGCAAGGGGTTCCGAAGCGTGATCCATAAGGCGATCTACACGGCCGACGTGGAGCTTGCTGCTCTTCTTCGCGGACACCTCCAGCAGCTCCTCGACATTGACGAGGACATTGAAGACCGCGAGGGCTTCGCTTTCGCGGCGGGTGCTGCACTTGCTCACCAGATGAGGAGCCGCAAATGACCAAGTTCACGGAATTCCTGCTCGACGCGCTGACGGGCCGCCCGGCCAAGGGCTTTACCCCGGCTGAGCTCGCCAGAGAGCATCAAGCTCAGATGATCGGCGTCATCGGCGGGGTCATCTTCTTCGCGACGATGTGCCTCGTCATCTACGGCGGCTCCTTCCTCCTTCGCTACCTCGCAACCAACTGAGGTTCACTATGCAATACGAATTCATCCCCCGCATCCTTTCCGGCGCGGCTGAGCTCGAGATCGACTTCTACCGCGATCTCTACGAACTTGGGGTGTGGTGGGCGCTCCTCTCCGGCCATGACCGCGAGACCCGCGCACGCCGCGTCCTCGAGCGCTCCCTGTACAACGTCGAGGGGTTCCGCGAAGCGTTCGACCGCGAGGCCGCCAAGGGCGGGGAGTTCTTCGACGTAATCGACCGCATCCTGCACAAGGCCGACCGGGCCTGCAAGGAATGGTCTCAGTACGAGTACGAGGAGAACAAGCGCGACCGTGCTGAGGAGGCCGCATGATCGGCAGAGACGCAGCCTGGTTCACTCCTCCGGACGATCCGAACGAATGGCTCCGCGATCGGTCATATGACCTGTCCTCGGAGCTCTTCGGCGAAGGAAAGTCCGCCTGCACCCTCGACGACGCCATCAAGGCGCTTGAGGACGTGCCCGACGATCCGGACGATCCCCACATCTACGAGTGGGCCGAAACGCTCCGGGACATCACCAACGAAAACCTGAAAGACATGGAGGACGCCGCATGATCAGGCGCACCAAAAAGGAGCTCATTCAGATCTTCAAGAAGCTCCGCGAGTCTCACGCTTGGTCTCACAAGGAGGCCGGAGAGCTCTCAATCATCCGGGATCGCTACGAGGAGGGCAAGGAAGATGAAGTGCACAGCCTGATAGGTGAACTGGACGCCAAGCTAGGCGCAAAGCGTCTCGCACTCTTCGCGCTTTGGAGTGACCTCACCCGCTCAGAGAAGGAACCGCAATGACCATCCCCCAGCACCCGCACCGGCATCGCTCTCAGCTCAGCAAGCGCCAGCGCAGGGCATGCGCAGCGCGCAACGCCCGAGCGAGAGAGCGCAAGACCAAAGCAACGAAACACACCAAGGCGAGCTTCCTCCAGGGGCTCGCCTTTTTACTAGGGAGATTTTTCCGATGACAACCGACTCAGCAGACCGGGCCGAATGGCTCAAGCAGCCGGAAGCAGAAGCGCGCCGGGGCCGCCAGACGACCAAGAGCGGCCGAACAGCTGCGAACAACCGCACAGCCCGCCCCCAAACAGGCGGGCTTTTTCGACCTCATTCGCTACATCTTGGAAAGGTGGTTCAAATGACACCGAATGACCAGAAAGAAAAAGAGGTTTGGGAAGCCGAACAGGCCTCCGCAAACCTCCCTATGTCCGGGCAAGACGAAGACGACATCGAGCGCATGCGAAAAGAGTTCGATGAAGTCTTCGCGTTTTAACCACACGGAGAATCATACATGAGCTACGGAACGCTTGTTTTGGGCGAAAGTGGGTCAGGCAAGACTTGCTCCCTTCGCAATATCGATCCAACCAAAACGCTAATCATCCAACCGGTCAAAAAACCGCTTCCTTTCAGGTCAACTGGCTGGAAGTTTGTTCAGCTCGGAACTAAAAAAGTTGTCGAGAACAAGCGAGAGCGAGAAGAGCTCACACGCCTGAGTGGCGGCAACATCCTCTGCACGTCCAACGTCCCCTTCATCCTTCAGTCCATGAAGGAGACCTCAAAGGAGATCATCGTCATCGACGATTGGCAGTACTTCCTATCCTTCAGAATGATGGAGTTGCGGAACGTCGGAGGCTATGACAAGTGGAATCAGATCGGCGGCTGCGGGTTCGATCTCGCCAAGACCGCTTCAGAGCTCGACGATGCAAAACGCGTCTATCTCCTTGCGCACACGGTGGTCAAGGATGGCGTGACGCGCATCAAAACGATCGGGCAGATGCTGGACGAAAAGATCGTCATTGAAGGGATGTTCACAACCGTCCTTCGAACAGCGGTCGATCAGGGCAAGTACCTCTTTCGCACTCACAACTCAGGCTTCGACACCGTGAAATCTCCTCTTGGGATGTTCGAAGAAGACGAGATCGACAACGACCTTGCAGAGGTCGACAAGGCCATCTGCGAGTACTACGGAATTTCAACACCCGCCGAAGAATCGGCAAAGGAATCTAAATGATCATCGGAACTATCAAGGCCGACAAGGTATCTGCCATCAGGAGCGAAACCCCGGCCCGCATCTTTGAAACTGGGGCTTACAAAGGAAAGATCCTGCAGGCAGAGCAGTACGAAACGAAGAACGGAGCCGCGATGCTCCGGTTTTACTTCGAATCGAATGATGGAGCCACGGCGTGGCTCTCGCTTTGCATCGTCAAAAGCGACGGCGAAGAGGCTTTTGGTATGGGTATCTTCCAGTCCATGCTTTTTTGCTCCAAAACCGAGTCGGTCGAATGGGTCGAAGGCAAGGTACGCACCATGAAAGGCGAGATCGTGAAGGGCTATCGCGGAAAGGCGATCGAAGGAAAGCCAATCGGCCTCGTCCTTGAAGCAGAGCCCCGCGAATACCTCTATCTAGGGGAGGTAAAGATCGCCAACGACATGACGATCCGACGCGCATTCGATCCGGCCACCGGTCGAACCGCTAAGGAGATCGATTCGGGCGCGACTGAAGCCACGGCTATCCCCGCGCTTCTTAAGAAGCTGAAGGAGCATCCTAAGGCGGTGCGCAAGCTTGACGGAGGAACGCAGGCACAGACCTCCAGCGCAGCTTCTATGCCGCCTGATCCGCCAGTCGATGACGACATGCCCTTCTAACAACCATTCAGCCCCGGTCAACCACCGGGGCTTTTTTGCGAGCACTCAAAATGAAAATTTACGAAATCCCCGGCGCGCTGCGCGAACTTCTCGACCGCCTAGACGCCGATCCCGATACGGGTGAGGTCGATGGCGACGCGCTCGCCGCATACGCCGAATACCAGGGGCAGGCCGCCGAAAAGCTTGAGGGCACCGCTTGCTACTGCCGTGAGCTTAACGCCGAGGCCGAAGCCATCAAGGCCGAAGAAGAGCGCCTCGCAAAGCGCCGAAAGTCACTGGAGAACAAGTCCGAGCGCCTGAAGGCCTACATGATGCCCGCGCTCGAAGCCGTGGGCGGCAAGGTCAAGGGCGTCATGGCGTCCCTCCGCATCAGCCGGACGCAGGCCGTTTACGTCTTCGACCTCGACGCGCTTCCGGACGCCTTCAAGCGCGTCGTGACCAAGGTCGATCCGGACAAGGTTGCCCTCAAGAAGGCCCTCAAGGCCGGTGAGGACATCCCCGGCGCGGCCCTCGAAGACCGCCAGTCCGTAGTGATCTCTTAAGGGCCGAGATGAATTACGATAACTTGACCAATCGTATTATGTTGGCATCCTTCGCCATCGTCGCCGCCGCGGGTATCGTATCGACGCCGCGGGTATCGTATCGATCGTCTGCGACATCAAGCAGACCCAAGTAAACTCCTCAGCCCGCCGCGTGCGGGCTTCATCTTGATGCCGCCTGTCACTGACTGGTCGTGAAAACCGCCTCCATAGGGCGCGCTTAGGCAGGCGGCATCAAAATGACCGACCAATTTAACCGCGTTGGTAAAAAGGTCTCTTCACGCTTCAGATTCAAGCCCCTTTCAGGGTCGAGAGAGTGATTTAAGGCTTCTCCGGGAGACGGCTTGAACCTGAATTTTGATCTTGACATGAAAGGGAGTAATTAAATGAAAATTAGCGAAAGAAATAAGGATTGGTTTGTGGACTACATCCTTTCTCAGGGCTTTGCCCACAAACCGACCAGCAACCCTATAAAGTTAGCGAAGCGTTATGTAAAAACGCTCAAATACCTTAACAGAGTAACGAAAAAGACTATTTCGAAGAAAGCTCGGAAGTAACGACATCAATTAGGACTTTGATTATTCTTGCGCGCTCCTTCATTTTCTGAATAACGAATTCTTTAGGGGGATCGTTGAAGCAATTGACTTCAGAAAGCTTCAATGACCCTGATTCGAGCATGGCAAGAACGATCTTTTCAGCAAGTTCGCGAGTTTCCATAAAACACCTCATGGGTATGTTGTTCAAACGTCAACTGGGGAAGCTGACCATTGAATAATCTCCCCGTGAGGTGTTTTTTGCAAAATTGACAACGCCTTGAGATTCGTGCACAATAACCCTGCCCCGTGAAAGCGACGGGGACGGGATTGGAACCCCGACTCTAAGGCGCACAATAAAGCCGCCGACCGTTGGAAGCGGCTTTTTATTTGATGTGCAGGATGGCGTAACCGGCAGTTACGTCATCGACAAGCCTCCTTTATGGGTGGGCTTGTAGGACCCTCTTCGAGGGGCCGTTTCCTTAGAGCGGCGTTCCAAACCTACAAGCCCGCCCGCCACGATTGGAACCGTGCGAGCGGCATTCAACGCATCTAAGGAGACCTAAATGTCTGCACTCACTTTCTCTTTTGAGAATTCTTCCGTCCGCACCCTTGGCACGCCTGAAGCGCCTCTTTTTGTCGCAACCGACATCTGCAAGGCGCTCTCACACAGCAATCCGCGTAAGGCGATTGCCGATCTTGTCGACCCTGAAGACATCGTCAAGGCCGAGATCACCGACAGCATGGGCCGCACGCAAACCGTCAACTGCGTCACCGAGTCCGGCCTCTACGCACTGATCTTCGGCTCCAAGCTGGAGAGCGCAAAACGCTTCAAGCGCTGGGTGACATCCGAAGTCCTTCCCGCCATCCGCCGGAACGGACAATACAACGCCGCCTGCCCGGCAACGATCACGCCCGCCGAACAGCTCCAGATTCAGCAGGCTGTAGCACGCCGGGCGAAGACCTCCAGTGCGAACTATCAGACGATCTACCGTGCGATTAAGGTGCGGTTTCAGATTCCGCGCTATAACGAACTGCCGCGTTGTCAGTTCGCCGAATGCCTGAAGTTCATCGACGCCGTCGACCTGAAGGTGCCGGAAGCAAAGACGGCTGCCGCCCCGGTCTGTGAAAACCCGTTCACGCCGGAAGAACTCGCCGCCTCTCCCGAGAAGC